AGGTGAACCTATACCTACACCCAACCTTTCATTTGTATTATCCCAATGAAAATTAGTGTTCGCACTTAAACCTGTCTCATCGTTCCAAAAGGCTACTTTATTAGTTATACCAGAACCTGTTAATGTGCCACTACCACTACCACTAGTAAACCCAGTTATAGTAACATCACTTAATCCATTTCTATTTAAGGTTAATGTACCACTAGAAAAAGTTCCACCTGTCACATAATAATCACTAATTCCTGTTAAATTAGAACCGTCACCGTAGTATGTGATTCCAGAAAAATACCCTGTAGATATAATATTACCATTAACAGTACCACCTGATAACGTCGATAACCTATCCCACCCTATTGGTAATATTTGATTTGCTGTAGTCCCTGATGCGTAAAGAATCACATCAGCTGTGTTTAGGGCTAACTCACCTAATTGTAAATCACCAGGAGATGGTACTTTACCGGGTACATTAGACCTTTTTATAAGGAATGTATTTTTTCTAGTGGTCATATCTATGACTATTATGTAACCTTATATAAGGTATTATTTTATGGTTATTAAACCTTTACAAATAAATATATCTTAAAAAGAAAAAGGGAAGATTAACTTCCCTTTTTTATCTTTTATTTAATATGTTCCACGGACTAGTACGATCCTCCATCGAGGATATCAAATTCGGCCAATACTCTAACACCATTAGGTGAACCTTCATTAATATTATTGTTTCTAATAACAATATCATTTAATTGAGTTACCCAACCCCTGTTATTGTACCCATTTAATCCTGTATATTCAGATACGTCAGGGTTTTCACCAACCACAATACCTGTAAGGTTTTGCATCTGACCGATAGTAAAGTATGTATCACCTGTAGATGTACCGTTACCATCTTGAATTTTAATACCTGAAGATACTGATGTTGAAGAAGTATCCCCTGTAGGGTTATAATTTAAAGTAATTTGTGGGTCTTCAATATAAAGTTCATTTGTAGCCACAATTGTTTCAGTACCAAATACTGTTAAGTTACCATGGATTGTTAAATCACCAATACCAGGGGTTGCTAATGAACCACCAGAACCAATCACTAAACCACCTTGCCCAATGTTTGCTGTTGTACCTGAAGCGTTTTGTACGTTAATATTACCAACTGTTAATAAGTTTGTACCATCGTTGTATTCAAATCCTGCTTCATCAGTTAACAATCCACCTGTCCCAACATAAACAACTCTACCTGCGGTTAAGTTAGATACTGTTAAACCTGATACAGAACCAATTGATGCTGTTAAATTAGGTTGTCCTTGGTTTTGTGAAATTGTAAATGTGTTACTTGATGGGTTGTATGTAAATCCTGTTACAAAAGTATCTAAGGAAGTAAATGCACTTAATGCTGTATATTCTACTTGACCTGTTGAAGCGTTTCTACTTAAGATTTGTGTGTTTGAATTATTAAGTGTTGGTGCATAATTTAAATTCAAGTAAGGTACATAAACTGTATCATTTGTTGAACCTGTAATATTTTGACCTCCCAATACAACACTTCTTGTTCCGTTAACAACTGAAGATTGCGAATGAATAAATGAACCTATAGAAGTAGCTCTTGAGCCGACACCTGATGCAAAAGAAGCATCACCCGTTGCTGTTGTTCCAGAACCTTGTGCGTGAGAATAATTACCTGACGCTGTTGTTTGAAGTCCTTCAGCGTGAGAAGCTAATCCTGATGATGTTGTTGATACACCTTCAGCGTGAGAATAATATCCTGATGATATTGATGATACACCTTCAGCGTGAGAAGCTAATCCTAATGCTATTGTTTGTTGACCTTCAGCGTGAGAATAAGTACCTGAAGCTGTTGTTAGATGACCTTCAGCGTGAGACACATAACCCGATGCTGTTGTGATTTGACCTTCAGCGTGAGAAACATCTCCTGATGCTGTTGTAGTATCACCTTCAGCGTGAGAATAAGCACCTGATGATATTGTTGATAAACCTTCAGCGTGAGAAGCTAATCCTGTTGATGTTGTTAAATAACCTTCAGAATGTGAACCATAAGTACCAGATGCTGTTGTTTGTTGACCTTCAGCGTGAGAATATTGTCCTGAAGATATTGTTTGATAACCACTAGCTGTACTACCTATAGTGGTAGCACTTGTTTGAATACCCCACGCTGTTGAATCTTGTCCCGAAGCCAAGGTTTGATTACCCCATGCCACAGCTCTATCACCTGTTGAATCAAGTCCTGTACTGTTAATAGCTTTAATTGAATCGGTACCTGTAGAACCTGATGTCCAATAGGTAACTTTTGGAACTGTTACTGTTGCTCCGTCATTTCTAAATAATTCTAAATTACCTAAAGAAGTTACGGTTCCACCAGTTACATAAACATCATTTGTTTGACTAAACGCTGTAAGTAAACCATAATTTACAACTTCATTTGATGCTGATGCTGTATTGTTATAATAAGCCGGACCATTTAATGTTGTTGTACCAGTTACAGTTAAATTACCGTTAACATTGTTTGTTCCATAAAGGGTTATACCATTAAATGAATCAATTGTTACTGGAACTGATGGTTTACCATTATTTAAACTAATTGTTAAGGTATTTGGTGACCATGTAGCTCCTGTTGTGTGCGAGTCAACGGATGATGCAATGTCTGAAATATCTGCTAAAACAAAACCAGTAGTAGTACCTGAAAGGAATTTACCTACAAGACCTGAACCTGTTTGTCCTTGATATTTTGTGATTTGATTTCGTAATCTTAAATCGTAAAGATTGGAACCCACCTCAAAGAAACTAGCTGTAGCACCTGTACCAGCGGGGGTCCATTCAGATGTGGAAGTTGTAATACCCGAAAAGAATACAATACCATCGGCTGTATTTACTATCGGTTCACCTTTTAGTAACGAGGACGGTAACGGTCTGTTTACTATATCCGAGTTCTTTAATACGTGAGTTGTTTTTCTAATTGCCATTTTATTTTTATTTAATAAATATTATCTTATTTTTATTTGTTACATTTTTTAATAAATATCACCATCTAAAATATCATTTTGTATTACTGAATTATTGGCTGTTATAGTTCTTTGATTCCCTAAACTATCTAAACCTAAATTTAAATTAGGTGTTATAACTTGGTTTGTAGATGTCCATACCGTAGATGTACCACTAACAGTATTTACATCTCTAAATCTTCTAGAAGTAGAACCTAAATTAATAGTGTTATCAGTAGTAGGTAGAATATCACCATTAGGGTAAAATGTAGTAATATTTGATATAGTAACCCCGCTATTAGGGTCACACGGTTCTATAAAATTTGTAAATATAGTACTACCAGAAGGGTTACATACAAACAAATCACCACCAACGTAAAAATTACCAGTACTACCAGTAATATTAGTACCCCCACCAGGTGGTTGTACAACATAATATTTTACTATTTCAGCATTACACCCGTTACCACCCATTATACTATTGCTAATCCTCTAAGTATTATTTCACTAAATTTTGTTGTATCGTTTTTCACTATACTGATAAATATTGTATCATTTTCATTTGCTGTGAAAGGCAATGTAATAGGGGAACCATTTTTTAATATTGTATAAGTAATAATGTTTTCAACTTCGATTGAAGTTATTTGTGATGGTGAGTCAGGTGATAAATTTATTTCTGTGTAAGAACCAGGTAAAAATTGGATTATTAATTTTAAAGTTATGTCGTTTTCAGTATGGTCTTTAATAATTCTAGTAATCGGTCTTGGTTTTTTCTGGTCAACTTCAATAGAAACAAAAGCTCTACTAACAGCAGGTTTAACATCAAATTCTTCACTATCAACAAGATAACCTTGTAATTTCATTTCGTATGTTTGTACATAAAATCTTTTACCATCTAAATTATCTATTTGACTTTCATCCCCCATACTCTCTAAAAGTATTGGGAAGTAATGACCTTTTATATTGACGTAGGCTTGTGCTGAAGCAAAAGTTTGTAAAACTTTTTGATGTAATTTATTTAGTTCACGCATTTTATAACTAAAAAGTCGTACAGTGTATATCATATCAACGCCAACAGGATTTGGGATGCTATAAATGTCAGCACCCTTACGATTACCATCCCAAACAGGAATTGTCATATAAGGGAAATTTTTTCTAACAGGTATTTTAAAATCTGCCGGGTTTGTACCTGTCTCAGGATTAGGTCTTCTAACAACAGAAATAAACGGTATTTTTAAATTTTTATATTTATCGGTATTTTGCCAAGTTTTAGCAAATTCATTCCATCTTTGTAAGGTTAAAAAATTAACAGGTACTTTTTCACCTTCGAAGGCTATCTCTAAATCGTTTCTAACAAATTCAACAAAACCTTCATCTAAATCAGTTAAATCTACTGACCTAGGAAGAAATTGTTTGTTTTTATCTATAAACTGGTCTACCCAATGAGCAGGACCACCTTGTGGATCAACACTCTTAATCTGTATATCAGTTTTTCTTTTTTTAGGTAATGCCATTTAATTTTTAATAATTAGGGTTGAATTCATTAGGGTCAGCTGTCACACATTTAATAGTTCTATAGTAACCTTTATAACCTAATCTTGTGTGTTGATTATCTGAATAAATTTTACCATCATCTGTTACAGTAAAATATTTTATGTTATTTTCAAAATCAGGATAACCTACATAATCACCATAATCGATATCAACACCCATTTCAACTAAATGGTCAACAAATATTGTAAAATCAAAATTTCCATAATCTTGGTATCTAACATAACCTTCTGAATATGTTTGTGATTCTGGTTCATTAAGTAATGGTCTAACCTTTAATTCTACAGGTGGATAAAACACAATTTCATTAGCATTAGATTCACCATAAACATCATCAGTCTGACTTTTAATTCTATCTACTTTAAACAACACAACAGTAAAATTTAAATCACCCTCAACAAATTCACGAGCCATTTCATTTTCTAAATTAAAATCAACGTTATCGTAAAATTTTTGTAAACGAGTTATAGGTCTTTTATTAGTTGCCATTTAAAGTTTTATCTATAAATATTTAGTCAATCCATTTAGTTTATTTTTTTTGATTTCTTTTTATATTTATTATGTTTATGCTAGATATTAGTAATTTAAAAAATAGAAAAACATTACTTAAATTAGAGGAATATAGTGGTACTAATGAGTATTTAATTTCACTAAAAGAAAGACTTCAGAAGGAAGGACCATTCCCTATTGCACCTAGTATTGCTGAATACATAGAGAAAAATTTTCATTTTGATCCTTTAACAATAAATAAAGTGATTAAAATCACAGATTTTTTTGGTCAAACTTTAAAGGAAAAATTTGAGTTAAATCATGTGCCAGAAAGAATATTTGTTGAACAAGTTTTAGCGGATACAGAAAAAACTTACCATGTTAAGGGTAAAGTTTTTAAAAATCAAAAATATTCACCCCTATTTTATATACCAAAAACACAAATAGATGAAAATTTATTAGACCTAGAAGAAGAGGTTGAGGTAGATTTTGATAAATATCAAGAAATGGATAAGAGGGGCTGGCGGGTATTTAAACATCAGGAGGAAGGAATTAAATTTTTACTAAGAAAGAAAAAATGTATTCTTGCTGACGATATGGGTCTTGGTAAAGTAATAGCTAACGATGTTCCAGTACTAACACCAAACGGTTGGGTAGAACATGGTTCATTAAAAGTTGGTGATTACGTTATAGGTAGTGATGGTAAACCAACAAAAGTTTTAGCCGTCCACCCAAATCCAATAAAAGATTATTATAATATAACATTTAAGGATGGTACAGTAGTTGAGGCTTGTGACGAACATTTATGGTCGGTATACACACCTTCACAAAAAAAACGTAATACTAAAAATCAAGTACTAACAATTCGTGATATGTTGGATAAAGAAAAAACTGTTATTACTAACGGTATCGGTATTAATGAAGGGAAAAAATACAAAACAAAAACTTATTATAAAATGAGTAATGGTGATTGTAAGTGGTATATACCAATTGTGAAACCAGTAGAATTTAACCCAAGAGAGATAAAAATACATCCTTATTTATTAGGTATTTTGTTAGGTGATGGATCTATTAGTGGTAAAAACAGTATTAAGTTAACAACTAAAGATAGTGAAATTATAGATGAGATTACTAAAATAATACCAAAAAATATTTTATTGAGTGATTATAAGGAAGAGATAGAGTTTGGTTTTAAAATGGTTGCCAGGTCTAAGGGTAATGATTTGTTAAAATCGTTAAAATATTATAATCTAATGGGTAAAACTTCTGAAAACAAATTCATTCCAAACGATTACAAGTTCAATGCTGTTGAAGTTAGATTAGAAATGTTACAAGGTTTATTGGATACTGATGGGTATTGTTCAAAAAAGGATGGTACAATACAATATTATTCAGTATCTAAACAATTATCTGACGATGTTAAGGAATTAGTACAATCCCTAGGGGGTGTGGCTAGACAAAGAAGTAAAAGGGGTTCTTATAGATTACCAAATGGAGAACTTAAAGAATGTAAAATTTGTTATACATTAACAATAAACCTACCAGAAAATATAAAACCATTTAAGTTAACCCGTAAACTAGAAAATATAAAAGACATTAAAAAATACCATCCTTCAAGAGGTGTTAAAAACATTGAATTTTCTAGAAGAACTTTAGGACAATGTATTACTGTTGAAGCTGAAGATTCTTTATATGTTATGGACCAATATGTTGTAACACATAATACTATAGTCTCAGTTGTAGCTTCAATAGCTAGTGAAGCAAAAAAAATATTAATTATTTGTCCTGCTAATGCCAAAATTAATTGGTTCCGTGAAATTAATGCTTATATACCTGAAGAAGATATTAGTATTATAAAAAGTAGTCATTGGAACACTAAAAAATATACTATTATTAATTATGATATTTTAAAAAATTTCCACACACTAATTGATAATAGAAAGAAATATGAAGATTGGGAAATAAGGAGACATATTGTTGAAGAAGGTTTTGATTTGGTGATAATGGATGAAGCTCACATGGTTAAAAATCCTAAAGCAGATAGAACTAAAATTGTTAATCAAATAACTACTGATATAGATAGAAGATGGTTATTAACAGGTACACCTATTGCTAATAGACCAATGGACTACTATAATTTATTAAATCTTTGTGGTTCACCATTAACTTCTAGTTGGACCTTTTTTGCTTTTAGATATTGTGACGGTAAAAAATTTAAAAGAAAATTAAAGAACGGTAAATTTAAAGAGATTTGGTTGACTGATGGCGCTTCTAATTTGGAAGAATTAAATGACAGAACTAAATCAATTATTTTACGTAGAAAAAAAACAGACCATTTAGATTTACCACCTAAAATTGTGGCCCCATATTATATTGAAATTGATGATATGAAAAAATATAATAGTGTTTTTGAAGAATATTTAGAATGGGCAAAAAGTGAAGGTAAAAAATTAGGTAACGGTAGACACATGGTTGAGTTAGTTGTTCTTAGAAAATATTTGGCAGAAGAAAAAGTTAAACATACAATAGAATTAGCCGAACAAGCTTTAGAAAATAATCAGAAGGTTATCATATTTACCAACTTTACACATTCTTTTGATTTATTGATGAAACATTTTGGTAAGTTAGCTGTAGGCCATAATGGTAGAATGAACTCAACACAAAAACAATCCTCCATAGACAGGTTCCAAAATGACGATAATGTTATGGTTTTTGTTGGTAATTTGATTTCGGCTGGTTCAGCTATTACTCTAACAAAAGCTCAAGTAACAATTATGAACGATTTAGACTTTGTTCCTGCTAATCATGCACAAGCAGAAGATAGGTCATGGAGGATTGGTGTACAAAATACCGTTAACATCTATTATCCAATAGCACAAGGAACAATAGATGAAATGATGTACGAAATGCTACAAAAGAAAACCAAAATTATTAACACAGTTATTGGGGATGAACAAAATGAATTGGACATTTCTGAAGACTTCTTTAAAAAATTTCTATCAAAACATAGTGAAACCGTTTAATTATAAATGTATCGAATATTTATAAGAAAAAACGGATATGGCATTAATTATTAATGATGCTGAAAAAGCTAAATTATTTAGACAAATTAAACACAGACTAGGAGCCCCAATCAGAAAAGTTGAATTGGAGGACGAAATGATGTGTACTTTATTAGAGATTTCTATTGAAGACCATTCAGCATATATTAATGAATGGTTAATTGAATCACAATGGTCTTCTCTTTATGGTAAAGATATTAATATCACTGATATTGCTAGGTCTTTAACAATTAGAGAACAGAATTATGAAGATTCTTTTACTTACGCTTATTCAAAGATTGTGGGTTTACAGGCTAGAGGTCCTTGGGAATTAAAAAAAGATTATGTAACCGTTACACAAGGTCAACAAGTTTATGAAATTCCAGCTGGACGTGAAATCAATGAAGTTCTTTGGATAACACCCCCAACAATAGACCACGCTTTATATTCATCGTATGGATTTGGTGATTACGGATTTGGTGGAGGATATGGTCAAGTACCCTTCGGTGGTGGAGGTGGTGGATACGGTTATGGTGGTTTTTATTTAGCTCCTGCTTATGATATCTTATCTAGAGATGCTGACTATTCACTTAAACAAAGGATTATATCATCAGATTTAGTATATAAAATTACTGCAGGACCTAATGGAACTAAGTTATTACATTTAATTCCACCCCCAGGTTCTAGAATTATTTTTGGTAGAGGTGGTTTTGGTCCAAGTGCTACTGGTATGGATGTTACGGGTAGTAAAGTATGGTACCATTACTATGAAGTTAAAGATGATGAAGAAAGACAAAGATGTTTAAACGAAAACAAAGATATCATTAAACTTCCTTCAGATGTACCTATTGATGTTGTTAATTATGATGAATTAAACACATCTTCAAAACAATGGGTTAGGGATTATTTCACTGCTATGTGTAAAGAAACTCTTGGTAGGGTTCGTGGTAAATTTGGTGGTGCTTTAGGTATTACCGATGCTGATGTAACAATGGATTATGATTCCCTTTTAAGTGAGGCTAAAGACGATAAAGCAGCATTAATGGAAAGACTCAACGATAGATTAGAAAGACTTAGACCTGATAAGATGTTGGAGAGAAAAGCTATTGAAGCTGAAAACCTTAATAAAACACTTACTTACAGACCTCTTGGTCATCACTGGAATGTAATATAATTTTTTTTAATGAGTAATTTTTTCACAAGACCTAGATTTCAAGACAGAGATATTGTTCAATTAAGTGGTGATACAATAAGTTTATCTGGTGAAACTAATATAGATAATATTTTTAGATTTAGACCAAATGCTGTCGCTGGTTACGTTTTGACAGCCTTAGATAATAATGGTACTATATATTGGCAACCTTCTTCAGGTTCAAGTGGTACATTCACAGGTAATACATCCGCTTCTTGTATTACCGATTTATGGGTTTCAAACATTTATGGGTGTTCACCTATAACTGTTTGGGATAGTGTTCAATCTATTGGGTCTTCTGCCACAGGTTTAATATCTTTTGCTTTTGGTGTTTCTAATTCGGCGGTTGGAATCGCTTCTCACGCTGAAGGTGGTAATACAACTGCTATTGGTGATACTTCACACTCTGAAGGAGCTTATACCACGGCCCTTGGTGACTCTTCACATGCTGAAGGTTATTACACAACAGCATCAGGACTTTATACATCACATGCTGAAGGTGCTTATACTTTAGCTTTAGGTACCGGTTCACACACTGAAGGTTATGGGACAACCGCTAGTGGGGACTATTCACATACTGAGGGTAGACATACCAAGGCTTTAGGAGGTTATTCTCATGCTGAGGGTTCGGGTACAACCGCTATTGGGGACTATTCACATACTGAGGGTATGGGTAATATATCAAGTGGTATGGGTTCACATACAGAAGGAGGCGTTTATTTTAAAGTTGGTTCACCAGAAATTACACCCAATTCAGCGACTACATATTCTTCTCATGCTGAAGGAGCAGGTACATTATCTTCAGGTTTGGCATCACATTCTGAAGGTTATGAAACAATAGCCTCAAGTAATTATTCACATTCTGAAGGTAGAGAGACAACAGCTTTAGGTATATCTTCTCACGCTGAGGGTTATCAAACAACAGCTTCAGGTCTTTATTCCCACGCTGAAGGACAATCAAATTTAGCTTACGGTAGTAGGTCACATGTAGAGGGAGGTTCAAATTTAGCTTACGGTACTTATTCTCACGCTGAAGGTAGTCAAACAACAGCTAGTGGTATAACATCACATTCTGAAGGTCAATTAACTACCGCTTATGGTGATTATTCACATGCTGAAGGTCAATCTACAACAGCTATGGGTATCTCTTCACACGCTGAAGGTTATCTAACAACAGCATCAGGTAATTATTCACATAGTGAAGGTAATCAGACAACAGCTTCAGGCCTTTATTCACATTCTGAGGGTATATTAACTACCGCTTCAGGTCTTTATTCACATTCTGAAGGTTATGGTACTATAGCTAGTGGTTACACTTCTCATGCTGAAGGTTTTAATACAACTTCAATAGAAGATTGGTCTCACACTGAGGGTGACCAAACAACCACTTTAGGTAAACGTTCACACGCTGAAGGATGGTTAACAATAGCTATAGGTAATAACTCACATGTTGAGGGTAGACAAAATATAACTTATGGTGATAACTCACATGCTGAAGGTTACGGGACGATTGCTAGTGGTGATTCGTCACATGCAGAAGGTTACTATAGTACAGCATTAGGATTCGCCTCACATGCTGAAGGTGGGTATTTAGAGATTTCGACATATTATTCAGGTGGGACGGCTATAGGTAGTGGTTCACATGCTGAAGGGGATAGAACTTCTGCTGTAGGGGATGTATCACACGCCGAAGGCACTAGAACAGTCTCAATTGGAATAGCTTCACATGTTGAGGGTAGGCAAACAACTGCTGTAGGTGATTTTTCTCACGCTGAAGGTAGTCAAACAACTGCTCAAGGTAATGTATCACACGCCGAAGGTAGATTAACAATATCTAGTGGTGACTATTCACACGCACAAGGGTATCAAACAACAGCTTCAGGTTATTATTCTCATGCAGGTGGTTATAATTCAATAGCTCAAGGAATCACATCTTTTATACACTCAAAAGACTCCTTAGTTACGGGTGATAGAAGTGTTGTTTTAGGTGGTGAATATATTACAGGTTCAACAAGTGACACGGTTTATGTACCTAATTTAGTTGTGGTTAACAATTTTACACCTTCAGGTTCTACAGACCCCACTGGTGGTAACGGTTCTATGTCTTGGGATAATAATTATTTCTATTGGAAAGCTAATAATCAATGGTTAAGGATTTCTGGTTCTACATGGTAATAAAAAATTAGAAATGATATTTATTAAAAATGGGAATCAGTAACTATTATTTTAAAAATATTGAAGGTAGGTTAATTAGAAATGATTATTGGGATTTTTATCTGTCGTCTGATAATCAAACCTTACCAGCCGTATATGCAACAGGTTGTAATAGTAATACCTCAAACATAGAGGATTGTGAATTAGTGGCCGTCACAGATGGTTTGGTTTTTTGGATAGACCTAAATCAAACAGGTTCTACAATTGATGGTTCTTCATTAAGTTCTATTATTGAATGGTCCGGCGCCACAGTTAAACCTTCTTCAGGTATAACCCTATGCGATTTTGGTTTAACGGGTGTTGATAATGGTAGGTATGATAAATTATCTGGAATCACGGTTAATATAACTTCTGCCGATACAAAAGTGATTTTATACCCAGTAACAGGTTATACAATAAATTCTATTACAGGTACAGCAACTAATGGTTTATACACTTACGATTGGACTTTTTTAACAGGTGTTACAACAACTGATGGTTGTACCGTTGGAAATACAATATGTTTAGATGGTGGATTTTATCAAGGATATTTTAAACTAGACTTCCTAGAACCTACACCAACAGTAAAAACTGTGACAGGTTACTGTCCTAGTGATGTTACAACAACTTTAGTTGCCGGAGACCCCGATGAATTTGTCTATGATTTAATGCCAAGTGAATTTACCAACGGATGGTCTATGGAAACATGGATAAACCCTAGTAATGTAAATTGTGATGTTAATACGGGTAAAACATTAAATGAAGATTTTACAGCTAATACAGGATTTTTCTTTTATATAGGTACAAGAGCTGAAAATAAATTTAGAAATGTTTTTTCTGGTGAAACAAATTTAACTACTTGTGGTGGAATCCCTCTATCACCTGACGTGAAATATAGAGTAAGTGATGGTACTGAAAATTGGTTTATAATCAATCCTAAGTTGGCAAATAGATGTGGATGTTGTACAGGGTATACACCAACAACTTCCACGGCAACAACTGAAACATATTGTGACCAATTATCTGAAAATGCTTTAGGTTTTAGAATTACCCCTGATGGTAGAATTGGTTATAGAAAAATGACCGTTTCTGTTGGTTGTTACAATAATAAAGATA